ACATCAGCAGAACACATTATAGTTGACAATCCAGTAATTTGTACAGAAATTCGTTCCCCTGGAACGAATATACCCGTTGGGTATAAGTTTGAACCATGGATGAAATTGACGGATGAAGATTGTTTCTTATTAGAGACTTCAAGAATTATTACTATCAGTGAAGTCAAAGATAATGATATTATTGATACTTATAAACACATTGTTTCAGCAGGGTTCAAACAATCTCATCCAGATATCAGTAAAGAGATGGGATATATTTCTTCTGTAGATAACGCTAGAGCTCTTCTAGAGAAGCTTTATAAAGCTAAAAGTAACTAAACTATATTACCTTCAACCCTGACAGAGTTATTCTACACACATTTGAACATCTTGTCAAGCTATGCTATAATTGACAAATGATTTGTAATAATGATGACAAGAAAACGATCAGAACACTATGTAAACAACAAAGAATTTCTCACTGCTATTGTTGCTTACAAACAATCAATTAGGGATGCTGAGCATCTGGGAAAACCAAAACCAAGGATTACTAATTACCTTGGTGAGTGTTTTTTAAAGATTGCTACACACTTGTCGTATAAACCAAACTTTGTCAACTACATGTTCAAAGATGATATGATTTGTGATGGTATTGAGAACTGTGTTCAGTATATTAATAACTTCAATCCAGAAAAATCCAGTAATCCTTTTGCATACTTTACTCAGATTATTCATTACGCTTTCCTCCGTCGTATTCAGAAAGAGAAAAAGCAACTAGAGATCAGGCAAAAGATTATTGAAAGATCTGGGTATGACGAAGTTTTCGTCGCAGACGAAAGTGATAAGTCATCTGAATATAATTCTATCAAAGACGCAGTTCAGTATCGCTTCAATCGATGAAGGTAGCAATTATTACAGATCAGCATTTTGGGTTCAAAAAGGGGTCCAAACTATATCATGATTTTTTTCTGAAGTTTTATGATGAAGTCTTTTTTCCAGAACTTCAAAAACGCGGTATTACTACTGTTATCGACATGGGCGATACTTTTGACAGTCGTAAGACTATTGACTTTTGGTCTTTGGATTGGGCAAAGAAAAATTATTTTGATCGTCTCCGAGATATGGGAATTGAACTCGTCTCAGTTGTCGGAAACCATACCGCATTTTATAAGAATACCAACGAGATCAATACTATCAATTTACTTTTACGAGAGTACGATAATATCAACGTTATTGTTGATGCACAAGAAGTAAATGTTGGTGGTTTAGATGTACTATTTGTTCCTTGGGTAAACACTGATAACACAGAGTTTACTTACAATAAGATCAATGACACCAAAGCAAAAGTTGTTATGGGACATTTAGAACTCAATGGGTTCTATGCACATTATGGATATACGATGGAGGATGGTGCAGATATTCTTCCTTATGAAAAGTTTGATCGCGTATTCTCAGGACATTATCACACCCGATCTGATAATGGTAGAATTTTTTATCTGGGCAATCCTTATCAAATGTTTTGGAATGATGTCAATGACGCTCGGGGTTTTCATATCTTTGATACTGAAACTCTTGAGTTGGAGGCAATTGATAATCCCTTTACACTTTATGAGATTATCTACTATAATGATACTCCTAGGCAGTTGGTTAAGTTTACTGACTACACAAATAAAATTGTTAAAGTTGTCGTCAAACAAAAAAGCAATGAAAAGGAGTATGATCGTTTCCTAGAGGCTTTGATGAAAGTCAACCCTTACGATGTAAAGATAGTAGAAAAAATTGATAACCTTTCTTTTGATGATGAGATTGTCAATCAAACAGAAGATACCATGACGCTTCTTGATAAGTATGTTGACGATTTGGAGACAGATCTAAATAAATCTAAGATCAAAAGTCTAATCAAAAATATCTATCAGGAAGCGTGCGAGGTTATGTAATGTATATCATTACAATCAAGGGGTTAGAAGATGAAGGGGCATATGCAGTAAAAGATGAGTTTGGGGAAAAAGTTGTATTTTTGTTTGAAGAAAAAGATGATGCTTTGAGATATGCTATGTTGATGGAAGAAGATGGTTGTCCAGAAATGGATGTCATCAAAGTTAATGATGCAGTTGCAATCGCAGCATGTGAGAAAGCGGGAGTAAGATATACTATAATTACCGAAGATGATATTGTAATTCCACCACGATCTGATAATGATTGAGTTCAAAGAAATTCGTTATAAAAATTTTCTATCATCAGGAAATCAATTTACAAAAATTAAACTAAATCAAAACACTAATACTCTGATCGTTGGTCAGAATGGTGCTGGCAAGTCAACCATTCTTGATGCTTTGTGTTTTTCATTGTTCAATAAACCATTTAGAAAGGTCAACAAAAATCAAATTGTCAATTCTTCTAATGAAAAGGATTGTGTTGTTGAAATTGATTTCAATATAAACAGGAACGAATACAAAGTTATTCGTGGTATCAAACCTGGTATTTTTGAGATCTATCAAAATGGTAAGAAGATGAATGAGGATGCTTCTTCTCAGGATCAGCAGAAGATGCTTGAAAATAATATTCTCAAGTTGAACTATAAGTCATTCACTCAGATTGTTATTCTTGGTAGTGCTTCGTTTGTTCCTTTTATGCAACTTCCTGCTGCTCACAGGCGAGAAGTAATTGAAGATCTTTTGGATATTAAAGTTTTTTCTTCTATGTCCGAGATCTTAAAGAACAAAATCAAGGATGCTAAAGAAACTGTCAAGACTTTGGAGTTGAAAAAAGAAAGCATTGCTGATAAAATTATCATGCAGCAAAACTTTATCGAACAGATTGAAGAGACTGGACAAAATGATATCAAAGATAAACAAACGCAAATATCTGAGTGCGAAGAAGAAGTTTCTAACTATAATGAAAGTGTCTCCAGTCTTTTACAAAAAGTACAAGACAAGCAGCAAGAAATAGAACAGTATACGGATGCTTCTGATACTCTTCGTAAATTAGGAACATTCAAAGGTAAGATCGGAAATAAAAAACAAAACTCTAATGAAGAACTTGAATTCTTCAAAGAAAATTCGGTTTGCCCAACATGCACACAAACGATTGAAGAAACGTTTCGTGTAAATAAAATTGAAGAGCTCCAGCAAGTCCTAAGTTCTTATGAAAGTAATCTTCAGGAAATTGAAGATACAATCAAAAAGGAAGAAGAACGGGAACAAGCATTCTTTGGACTTCAAAGGGAGATTACAAAACTACAAAATGAAATTTCTCAGATCAACATTCGTATTTCTAACGCAAACAAATCAAAGTCAACTCTTGAAAAAGAAATTCAAACAATTACCACTAGACTTGAAAACCGAAATACTGAACACGAAAAACTAAGTGAATACAAATCTGATCTAAGGCAAATACTAACAAACCTTGAACAACTAAAGGAAGATTACGGTTACTATCTTCAAGCGAATGTTTTACTCAAAGATGATGGCGTAAAAAGTAGCATCATTAAAAAGTATTTACCACTCATCAATCAGCAAGTCAACAAGTACTTGCAAATGATGGACTTCTTCATCAACTTTACTTTGGATGAAGAGTTCAATGAAAAAATTCAAACTCCAATTCACGAAAATTTTTCTTATCCTTCTTTCTCTGAAGGAGAAAAGATGCGAATTGATTTATCGTTACTTTTTACTTGGCGAGAAATTGCAAGATTGAAGAATAGCATCTCAACAAATCTTCTTATCATGGACGAAGTATTTGATAGTTCTCTAGATGGATTGGGGACTGATGAGTTCTTCAAGATTATTCGCTATGTGGTTAGCGATGCTAATATTTTTATCATTTCACATAAAAATGAACTGCACGAAAAGTTTGAAAATGTGCTAGAATTTCATAAGGTCAAGGGTTTTAGTCAATTGAAGTCTTGACAAGTCTTTATTTTTCCTATATAATTGTGTTGTAATTCGTTACAAATATTTGATGTCTGTAACATCTAATGAATTTGGCCAACAAAATATGTGGGCTAAAGAACCTACCATGTACATTGATAAAGGAATACAAGAACAAATGGATAACAACGTATACGAAACTCATAACGAGAAAGCAGAAAAACTAAATGGTCGCCTAGCAATGCTCGGGGTTATCGCAGCAATCGGTGCTTATGCACTTACAGGACAACTAATTCCTGGAATTTGGTGATTTTAGGAAAATAATTTTGAAAGGGGGGATTTCCAATCCCCTTTTTTTGTGCTATAATTCAAAGTGAACTTTATTATGGAAAGATGTCACAAGACTATTGGGAAGAAGATGGTATAAGTATAACAGGAAATCCAAACGCATCTTCTGATATTATTTCTTTTGGCAGTAATACTGACTTTGTTTTTACTGGAAAACCAGTTGCAGCACATCAATTTTTTACTACAAACACAGACACTGTTACATTCGATTTAAATACGGCAAATAATAGAAACGGTTTTTGGAAATATAGTGAAGATAAAACTCTTAAAGTTGTTGAAGAGTATCTTGCAAGCACATACAATTCTCATTACACTTCAGAGCAATCAAAAACTCAAACTCTAGATTTGATTGAAAGTATTGGAGACGCTGAACCGTTTACTCGTTCTAATGCAATCAAATATCTTTCACGTTTTGGAAAGAAGAATGGTAAATCTAAAATGGATATACTGAAAGCAATTCATTACTGCATTCTTCTGTATCACTTTGCAGGGCTTCATAACGAACCTACACAACCTTATAATGAACGATGAAATTTTCTGACAAGACAATCAAAATTCTTCAAAATTTTACTGCAATCAATCAGTCACTATCCTTCAAAGAAGGTAAAAAACTTCGGACTATTTCTCCGATGCAGAATGTTTTTGCAGAAGCAGAGATTGAAGAATATATTCCAAAAGACTTTGCTATCTATGATCTTCCTCAATTTCTAAACACAATCGGACTTTATAAAGATCCTGATATTGATGTGTCTAGTGAAGATCGTTATGCAAGTATCAAAGAAGGTAAAGCAAATCGTTCAAAGTATTTCTTTTCAGATCCTAGTGTAATTATTGCACCCCTAGATCGTGAAATGAAACTTCCTTCGCAAGAAGTTTGTTTTGTCCTTCAGGAAGATCAACTTCAAAAGATTTTGAAGTCTTCTTCTATTCTTGGACTTCCAGATCTTGCTGCTGTTGGCGAAGCAGGAGTTATCAAACTTGTTGTCAGTGATAGGAAAAACGATACTTCAAACGAATATTCAATCGTTGTTGGTGAAACTGATACTGAGTTTTCATTCAATTTCAAGATTGAGAATATCAAACTAATTCCTGGTAGTTATGAAGTTGTGATTTCAGAAAAGAAACTTGCTAGGTTCTTTAGCGAGCGTTATAATCTTACTTACTTTATCGCACTTGAACCAGATAGCGTTTATGGATCGTAATGACTTTCTTTGGGTAGAAAAATATCGACCAAAGAAAATTGATGATTGTATTCTTCCTGATGCAATCAAATCTACTCTAAAGGACTTTGTAAGTAAAGGAGAAATTCCAAATCTTCTTCTTGCAGGTCCTCCTGGTATTGGTAAAACAACAGTTGCAAAAGCACTTTGCCACGAACTAAAATCAGATTGTTATGTAATAAACGGATCAGATGAAGGACGATTTTTGGACACGGTTAGAAATCAAGCAAAGAATTTTGCTTCGACCGTATCGCTTTCAGCAATGGACGCAAAGCACAAAGTCATCATTATTGACGAAGCTGATAACACAACCCACGACGTACAACTCTTACTGCGGGCGAATATTGAGGCATTTTATAACAACTGCCGCTTCATCTTTACCTGCAACTACAAGAACAAAATCATCGAACCACTGCATTCAAGATGTGCAGTCGTCGATTTCTCCATCACAGGAAAGCAGAAACCTGCAATCGCAGCAGCATTCTTCAAGCGTCTCGGGATTATTCTTGAGACAGAGAATGTCAAACATGATCCAAAAGTTCTTGTCGAAATAATCAATCAGCATTTTCCTGATTGGCGTCGCATTCTAAATGAATGTCAGCGTTATTCTGCTGGCGGATCTATCGACACTGGTATTCTTAGTCTTCTTTCTAACGTAAATACTAAAGAACTTGTTGGATATCTTGCAAAGAAAGAGTTTGCTAATGTCCGCAAGTGGATCGTTCAAAACTTAGATAATGATCCCAACACAATTCTTCGCAACATCTATGATTGTATTTACGACACACTCAAATCAAATTCTATTCCTGAAGCAGTATTGATCATTGCTAAGTATCAGTATCAAACTGCATTTGTTGCCGATCAAGAAATCAATCTTCTGGCAGCACTAACTGAAATTATGTGTAATTGTGAATTCAAATGACAATTGAACCTGGAATGATTTTGCGTCCTTTTGGACCAGTCTTATATAAGAGTAAGATTTCTGAAAATCTTCGTCAAGTAATTCTTGATGCAGCAGCAAATTCTAAAATTGAAAACAATCATTTGCTTGCTGGTAACATTGATCGGGAAGTTGCTTTTCATATGGATGTTGATAGTGTCAATGAACTTCAAGAATATCTTGGCGATTATCTAATTCAAATGAGCAAGGTTGGAATGTATACTCCACCAGAAGATCAAGAACTGCGGGATATTGAACTTGATCGTCCATGGGTAAATGTTCAACGTAAAGGTGAATGGAACCCACCACATATTCATGCTGGCGATTTCTCTTGTGTGATTTACGCACAGGTTCCAGAGGCATTGAAAGATGAATGGAAGCATCCTTCTCAACGTGGTAGAAATCCTACTGGAGGTATGATTGAATGGCAGTACGGACAATGGGCACCACATAATAATCATAGATTTGGACCTGTCGCACCAGAAGAAGGAGACATCTACATGTTTCCCGCATGGTTGATCCATTATGTATATCCTTTCAATGCTGATATAGAACGTATTAGTTTTTCAACTAATTTTTTCTTGAACTACGGACCAAAAAATAACGCTTGATTATGACAAGTTTGAAAACACCCCTTCGTTATCCTGGCGGAAAGTCAAGAGCAACAAGTAAAATTAGTCAATTTTTTCCAGATCTTTCTAACTATCAGGAGTATCGTGAACCTTTCCTTGGAGGAGGATCTGTTGCACTTTATGTTACTCAACAATATCCAAATCTCAACATCTGGGTCAACGATCTTTATGAACCACTTATCAATTTTTGGAAACAGTTGAGGAGTAATGGCAATGAAATTACGAGATATCTCAAAGATCTCAAACAAAGGCACGATGATCCTGATCGAGCCAAAGTTCTCTTTTTGGAAAGCAAGGAATACCTTAGTGCGGTTCCTAAAAGAACCGATGACTTACACCGTGCCATTTCTTATTATATTGTCAATAAGTGTTCCTTTTCTGGTCTCACCGAAAACTCATCATTTTCCCCTCAAGCATCAGAGAACAATTTCTCTATGCGGGGCATTGAAAAATTGCCAGAGTATTCTAAGATAATCGAAAACTGGACGATGACTAACTACCATTATAGTGATCTGATTTCTTTTTACAGTGATGATAGTGCTTTTGTATATCTCGATCCTCCTTATGACATTAAGGATAATCTCTACGGGAACAAAGGATCAATGCACAAAGGATTTGATCACGATCAGTTTGCTGTTGATTGCGATAATAGTTCACTTCATATGCTGATTAGTTACAATTCATCACAGTTAGTCAAAGATAGATTTTCTAAATGGTCTGCAGTTGAGTTTGATCATACATATACTATGAGATCAACTGGAGATTATCTAATGGACCAGAAGGATCGAAAAGAACTTCTTCTTCTAAACTACTCTGATGGGCAAGCATTATCTACTTAATTTGTACGGATGTTCATTCGTTTTGTTAGACGATGAACAATACCTTATAGAATTGCTAGAAAATGCTGCGGAAGCAAGTGGCGCTACTGTACTTCAGACGATTTCAAAAAAGTTTGATCCTCAAGGAGTTACTGTTGTATCTTTACTTGCCGAAAGTCATATTAGTATTCACACTTGGCCAGAAGAAGGTAGAGCGTCAGTAGATGTTTATACTTGCGGAAATTCTAATCCAAAAATAGGTTGCGATATTATTGTTCACCAGTTATATTCACAATCACATACACTATCCTACATTGAAAGATGATTATCAATTTTAATTCCAACTTCAAACCAGTCATTCGTTATGAAAAAGAAATTCCTGGGTATTATTGTAATACTGAGGCAAAATTATGGAGTTCTAAATCCAATAGATTTCTAACACCAAAACCAAAATATGCGGCTAGAATTGAAAAGGAAGGATTACGATTTAGATGTTACTCTTATATTTTATCAGTACCAAAAGACCTTTATACCGATTATGATCATCGAGCACGAGGTAAGAAGCATTCTCCAGCAATATCAATAGATGCTCATCGTGTTGTCATGGAAACATGGAGACCTATTGACCAATTTCCACCAAAAGAAGTTGCTGAATGTTGGGATCAAATCCCAGAACCTGCTAAGGAATGGATTAGAAGGACAGCATATGTTGATCATATTGATGATGATCCTGC